CCTGCAGAAGCACCAATAAGTGTATTCTGAACCCCTGTTGTTACCGCTGTACCTGCTTGATAACCTACAGCAACGTTTAATCCAGATGCACCTGCATTTTGTACTTTTAATGATTGATAACCAACGGCAACGTTATTGCCATGACCGTCTTCTGCTGATAATGCTTCATAACCCACAGCCGTATTGTTAGCTCCACCTGCAAGTGCAACACCTGCTGAAGCACCCACTATAACGTTTTTAACACCAGTTGTAACTGCAGTACCTGCTTGGTAGCCAACTGCTACGTTTAAACCAGAGGCTCCTGCGTTTTGTGTTTTCAGTGCTTGATAACCAATGGCAACACTTTCACCATTAGCATCCTCAGTCTTGAGTGCCTCAAAGCCTACCGCTACGTTAGCTGTACCTGTATTTAAAGCTGTACCTGCATATGCACCTATTACAGTATTGTCTGATGCTGTTGTGATTGCTGTTCCTGCATCGTAACCAATGGCTACGTTGTCATCTCCATCAGTAGCTGTGTCTAAAGCATTAGCACCTATTGCAATGTTTCTTTTACCTGTAGTCATTGCTTCGGCTGCTTGATAACCCACCGCTACGTTATATGAGTCAGCACCTGCGTTAAGTGTCTTGAGAGCTTGAAAACCAATAGCTGTGGCAGTGCCGTGACCGTCTTCAGTTTTTAGAGCTTCATATCCTACTGCAACATTACCTGCACCTGCTGCAAGAGCTACCCCTGCAGAAGCACCGATAAGTGTATTCTGAACCCCTGTTGATACTGCTGTACCAGCCTGATAACCTACAGCAACGTTTAGGCCAGATGCACCTGCATTCTGTGTCTTGAGTGCTTGGTATCCGATAGCAACACTTTCACCGTTACCGTCTTCTGTTGATAGAGCTTCGTGACCAATAGCTATGTTTTTACCACCAGTAGTTAAAGCATCACCTGCAGATGAACCTATGGCAATGTTGTGATCGCCCTCTGTAAGTGCAGTTAGTGCAGCATTACCTATAGCAATGTTATCTCCACCAGGGCTTGAACCATCTAAGCTATCTAATGCAGTTAAACCAAATGCTATGTTTCTAGAACCGTCAGGATAGTTACCGTTTAACCTGACTGTGGCATCTGTACCATCAGGGTCAGTAACAGATATACTGTCTAGGTTCATCGTTCCATCTAAATACAAATCCTTGAACTTCAGGCTGCTAGTCCCCAAGTCCACGGCATTGTCAGTCTTAGGACGTATAGCTGATGCAGTTATGACCACATCCTGAGATGGGCCAAGCACCTCAATAGGCGCACCCTCAGCAGATGTACCATCGTGTGTGTGTCCTGAAGAGGAGTTAAACGCAGCTTCTATAGCATCGTATTCACCATCAAAGTCTGCAGCGTTGATAACGTTACCATCAGCAATGTTATTACCTGTATCGTTTCTAGTGTAACCTGTTCCCATGTCGTTTTACCTTCTTGTGTTTGTTCCGTATTCTAGAGTTATAGCATCTAATGAAAATGGTGGGTCTGCGCTATCAGACGTGAACTGTAAAGATACAACAAACCCTGTTCCTATTAATTGTGTTTCAAATAATGTTTTTAGTTTAGTGCTATATACTGCAGTTGATCCGTATGTAGCTTGACCCATGAAAGCAACTTGTCCTGTTTGGTTATTAAAGTCTATCTTAGTAGGTTGTACACTATCTTTCTGATCAAAGTCAAGCTTTAAAGATATGTCAAAGGACACGCTACCTTGTGGGTCTGTGTATAAGAACATCTTGTAAAATGTCTTACGTATTCTAGGGTCACTGATTGGCATAAACGGTGTAGAAAATGTTGTTACAATATTTACGCCATCAAAGTTATTACTACCGTCTTCTAGTTGATATAGGTAACCATCATCATTAGAAAACACTATAGTTTCTACGCCTAAGTAGAATCTGCTATCTGCTACGTGTGCTCTTATCCCTCTTGTTTCAGCCCAGGCCATGTCTTCGCCACCCTGCCCAGCAAACTGTGTTCCTAGTATACCTTGAGCGTTTTCTTGTGTCAAGCCAGTTTTGAAACCTAAGATACGATACTGAGACTTTTCACGAATAACTAAACTAGTGAAGGATGTATTGTCTCTAATAAAGCTTGTAGTCTCATTCTGTATAGTCTTAGACACAACAGCTAAACCAAAGTCACCTATTCTATCTGTAGCACTTAGTAATCTTAAACCATCAGGGGCGAGAAACATTACATCTCCACCTATCTCCTGTATGGTGTCTTCATCAATACAACCTATGTCTAATGTTATTGGCTGTAATTGAAAGTCGGATACAGTATTACCTACTAGCTTTTGTATTGTGCTTTCAGTAAATATTATAAGTTGATCTCTAAATACAACTATACCTGTGACATTGTTACCTACAGATATTACGCCTGAACCGTTTGCTGCTGTGAAGTCACTGTCTGTAAAAGGTGCAGTAAAAGTTACTAGATTGTTTTTAGCAAAGAATAATTGACTCTTAAAACTTACAACAAAGTCGGCTCCTACTACATCTGATGGTGCGTCATTTAGTGCAGTAAAGGTTGTTCTGTCGTATAGAGCAGGAACGTTAGTACCATCTACTATGGCTATCTTTTCAGTGCCACTATAGTTATACCTAGAAAACCTAGTTTTACTAGCACTTTCTCTTGACGTACTCAAAAAAGTTATTGCAGCATCATCTGCTGGAGAACTAGCTAGTGCAGGTGTTATTGTTGCAGTAGTGCCACCAGAGCTAACGGTAGGCGTAGAAGCTACAGTATATATTAGATCTACACCAGCTATCTTAAATACGTCACCTGCTTGAGGAGTACTAGTCAGTCCATCTATATCCAGAGTAGTTCCTGTCTGAGATGCACCATTAACTAATACTGTTCCGTAAGCTGGTACATTTACAAGTGAGTACCCTGTGCCAGATGTTTTGTAAAGACTTTGATTCTTAGCTACAATTACATCATCAACAAATACACCAACGCCTAATGTTAAGTAGTTAGAAGTAGTACTCTCAAACTTTACAGTAGCTCCATTTAAAGGTGAAGCAAGTAAGCTAGACGTTAATGTTAGGTTTGCTGTATTAGCTGCCCCATCAAAAGTAACTGCGCCTGATGATATAGTATAAACTTCACTAAAAGTTAACTCAACATTGTCAGAAAGAGATACTGCTTGTGATAGCGTAGCAGTGCTACCACTAAAAGATGATACAGTTACACCTGAAGGAACTCCTGTTCCAGTAACATCCATTCCTGCTGTAACAGTCCCTGCTATGTTATCTAATATGTGTGTTGTGTTAAGAGCATCAGGGGCAGCAAAGCTTAGTGATACATCATTTGATAAAGACTGAGCAGAAGAAAGAACAATATTGTTTTGATCTGTTACTGTTGCTACTGTTACAGTTCCTGATATGCCTGATCCTGTAACAACCATCCCCACAACAATAGTGCCAATGTTGCCATCTAGAACAACTGCAGTAGTAGATGATGTAGCTCCATTTACAACAGCAGTCGCACTATTGTTTGTCTGAGCCGTAGCTTGTGTTACTCTAAGTGTATCTCCTGCTACTGGTGTTTGACGTATGTTAGCAATATTTAGTGATGTACCAGTTTGACTTGCACCTCTTACAACGGGAGCGCCATACGGAGGTATAATATCAGTGTCGTACTTCTTGTAACCCTCTATCCTACGATAGCCACCCTCAATGGATGGCTCATAGTTCCTAAGTACACGTGCAGACCCTGGCATGTTAATACCTTGCTGCAAGGGACTCATATTAGTAATAAGACCCCCACGAAACTCGATAGGAAAGGTTTCACGTTTTGTAGGCATATATTAAAGCGCCCTTACAGAAGTAGTAACAGGATGTCTAACGGTTGATCTTATATAGTCATAACGGTTTATGTACAAACTTCTCATTTGTTTTATTTCTTGCTCAAAGCGACTCTGCATCATATTAGACTCTTGAGATTCACCTCTGAACATATAAGCAAAGTACATAGCACCATTTACAATTACATATCTGAACTGCTCTGGTATACTAGGCACGTCTGTATCATTTATTAGATCAACAGGAAGTCTATAGTATTCATAAACTAACTCGTATGATTTGTCTGGTGGATTTATAATACCGAACTCTTGGCCTGGTGTTCTAAATACACGACTAGGTAAACCTCTTACACTTGTTGATGTAGCATACTCTAAGTCAACGAACCTGTCTAGGTATTCGTTATAATCAAGTTCTGTTAGTTTTACTGTTGGGTTATTAAGTGTATCGTTTTGTTTTATTCTAAATGTTTTAAAGTTTATAGTTTTTGCATCTGCAGGGTAGGCATATCTAGTAATACCTGCTGTTAATGTTTCTGTTTCTTCAATGTGATTGTAAGGCCACTCAAACTCGTGCTGATTAATGTATCGTATAGCGGCATTTACGGAGTCCTTAACCATAGAGTACTCACCTTTTGCAGTGAGGAAGTTTGCACCTGTACCTGTGCCACCTACAAGTTCTACTTCATTAAGTCTACGATTTACATCATTTACTAGACCAATGTAATCATAAGCCATATTAGCGTTCCTTCAATCGTAATCTAATACTTCTTTCAGCAGTGCTTCCTGTAGTGTCTGTCATTTGACAGGAGAAAGTATACTCTACATTATTCTGTCCACCACCTATATTTATAGTAGCGACAGTGTTAGTATTTGTTTGAGCTACGTTTTGTATGCTGTCTGTTGTTGCACCACTAGATGCTGTTGTTAAGTTCTGTCCTGCTGTTATTTCTGTTTTAGTGCTGTATAAAGTAGATTTGACAAACCACTTAACGCTACTAATTGTTGCAGTATCTAGAAACCTTGACCAGTCTACACTGTAGTCTAGTGTTTCATCTGGATCTTTTATAGGCCAACGAAAACTCATTTATTAATCCTCATTTGCGTAGACTACCCTATCTGCTGCTGTGGGTTTCTTTTCTACGTATACTATTCTTATCTGTTCAGAAACTCTTACTGTTCTTTCGGCTGATGTACTCATTACGCTGCTCTTGGTATGCTAACTGCACGTCTTTTACTGTAAAGATGTGCTACTGCTTCATAATCAAACTGAACTGCTGTTATGCTTGGGTCACCTATTATACTTGTTATACCAACTGAAGTCAAACCTGCGCCTGTGCTAGTTGATACTCCGTTTACAGCACCTGTAGCAGAAACACTACCAAGTTCTTCTGTAGGCTTCTCTTCTAGCTCATTTACTTCGCCTGTAGCAGATACACCTGTTAGTGTTAGAGATGATGCTGCGTGTAGTACAAGTGTACCTAGTGAGCCTGTGGCTGAAACACTCAGTAAAGCTTCACTTGTCTTAGCTTCTACTGTTCCTATTGCACCAGTTGCGGATACGCTACCCAGGCTTTCGGATATGTCAATCTCAAAGCCACCAGCAGATACTGCTTCTATAGAACCTGTTAGTGCGTTTTGTGTTACAGGAACACGATTTACACTCTTTACAGTTAGACCTGCAGCGTTTACTGTAAATGTACCTACAACGCCAGTAATGTTTGGTGCTAGATTAACTTGTACTGAGCCTACAGCACCAGTTGCGGAGACACTTAGTAGAGCTTCACTTGTCTTAGCTTCTACTGTTCCTAATACACTTGTTCCAGCTACGCCTGTTAGTGTTCTTGATACATTTACTACACCATAACTAGATGCACCATATACACCAACACCGAACTTAGCTGTAGCTGCAACGACTGCCATAACTTACCTCTTAGGCAATACGTATTACTGCGTTTGATGCGTCTGCTGCTGGGAACTCAATAGTTAAATCACCTGCTGTAGCACTGACTGTGCCACCAAAGTCAATCACACAAATAGCTTTATTAGAAGCTGAAGAGTTGTAAATAATACAACCTGCTGCTGATA